GAACGTTTAACTGTCTCTTCAATATCATTGACCGTTAAGTTTTGATAAATACTTAATCGGTCAGATTTTGGAAGATAACTAAGCTCTCCTAGATTTAAGAAATCTTGGATTGAGCAAGTGTCTCCCTCAATCTTGATACCATGAATCTTTGACAAAAGCTCGTTTCCATAGGAATTGAGCCAAGTCATCCTGATTGGATAATTCAATTGATTTACCCTATCAGTAAAGATCCATGTTGAAAGATAGTTAAGCAATCTGCTTAGTGCTAAATCACTTCTCATAGAGAGGAGAATTTACTCTGCAGACTTGTTCAGAAACAATGCAGCTAGCTTCTCTATCTAGAGAAAGATCCAAGGTCTTCTTACAGACCCTAGATAGTTGTCGGTGGTATAATTGGTCAACATAACCAACTACACCCGATGGATCACCATCAACAATTTTTGCTGATGATTTTCCAGGTAAACCGGTAACTTCAGTAATGACATTTGAGTCAAGTGGACTCACAAAGGTTCTCTTTGCGAATTCACTGTACACATTTGACATTGTTGACTTTTCTTTAGATAGTTGCATTCCTAATCTCTCCATCGTGTTTACATAAAAGTTAAACACTGATGGGTTCCAAATACTAACATCATCTCCAAGAATAATGTAATTATACTTGGCTCCCACCTTTCGGTGACAGTATCTTACGATAAGATGATGGACAAGTGCGGAACTGGACCAACTGGTCAATAGACCCATTGGTGTACCAGTACTGTATTTGACGTATTTTGGAAGTCCTTTACTAACTGCAACTTTTGAGAGAGAAAATCTGCGTTTGCAGACAATTTCTACCCATAAGTCACCAATCTCTTTACCAAAGAGTTGAACCATTAACAAGTGATTCAATTCTCTAGGTAAGCGATCAGTGAATGCAGTAGCATCGGATGAGAAAGGGAGTGTATTCTTCGAAAAGCTTGCGTGGTATGCCATGTAATCTGGTAAGAAGCTTTGATGGTATGTGACATCAAATTTGAATAAAGATCCAATGATATTCATTAAGATCTCATTCAAACCAGTCATTGCTGACTGGCTAATAATGTCACAAATTGCCACCATTCTTGTTTTACCAAATTTACCGTCTGAGATAAAGGCAAA